TGATAGACTCAGCGAGCCCCTCGATGTCGTGATAGTCCTTGCGATAGCGTTCGCCCAGGATTACCTTCTCGACAGGCACATCAGCGAGCCTGTATTCCTCTTGCTGCGGTGTATCACTCATTGAAGCATCTCCTTTAGCTTCTCGATTTCAGCGTTGGTTAGCTGCGTCAGGGCTTTCTCGACAGCCTTAGTGGGGCTAGCCTTACGCTTGGCTGGAGCTTTAGTAGGTGGGGTCCGTCGCGCTTGGCGCATCTCACGCTGGAGCTCGATTAGCTCCTCCACGCTCATGTCCGACACGCTCTTCTTCAGATCGTTCAAGTCCATTGAGCATCTCCATTGAAAGCTCATCGTCATACCTGATCCGCTTCTTCATGACAGAAGCGAGGATCTCTACACGGTCGCCAGTCTTAAGGCGCGCTACTAATGCTTCGCAGACACACTCTAAGACGAACCGCTTTATTCCTCGGGGGATGAGGGCGTTTAGCTCGTGGAACAGCGCCTCATCACAGTCGAATTGAACTCTGTGTCTCATAGCGCTCCGAGTATAAAGAAGGGCAGAGCCCCGTGCTGGCAGCTCTGCCCAAGTGAGACTAGCGGGCCTCGAGGAACTGCCTTACGAAGTTCCGCTTTCCGTACTGGTTGTCATCTTCCTCCCCGATGATTACGTAGAGGGTCTCCCCTACCAGGTCGTTGAGGTCGATGGGACCAGCGTTGGTGTCCACTCCGACTGCCTCGTAGAAGGCCTTGATGCGAACCTTCATCTTGTTCACGCGCTTCTCGTCGTCAGCGGGAATGGGAAGCCCCATGTAGATGTGGATGTCGTCTACGCGAGGGTTGTCCGGCACATCGAAGATGATATGCAGGTTACTCCGTTCGCCGCCTTCCTTCTTGTAGACCTCCGCCTTGGCGATCCGAAGCTGGTGCTCCGTGCTGTCGGGAAGGACCTCGAAATCGAAGACGTCTTCGAAGTTCATATCTAGGATGCTGCCGGTCATCTGCTCAGTCATCAGGTTTCTCCTGTTTTGAGCGGTGGATCAGATACGCAAGAAATTTGCGGATCTGGGGACACTACAAACGAGCTAAGATAGCCTCGATTCTGCCAAGCTGGCTGTGGACACGGGAGGCGGTCTCCTTTATCCCTTCTACCAACCCGTTTACAGGTGGCGCAGGAGCGGTCTGAGATTCCTGAGGCTCCGCGCCGAAGTAACGCTCGTTGACTTGCTCTGCTAGATCTCTAACAGCCTCAGCGTGAGACATGATGTCGCTTAGCTGCGAGGCTGTTATTTCAGAGGCTCTAGGCAGGTCTGCAGATACATTATCGCTCATGCCTTCCCTCCTAGCATGACCCTTACTTTGTTGTAGACTTGAAGCGTCAACTCCACATCGTAGAGAGACGAGTGAAGGGCTTCACTATCAACCTCTATACCAAGGAAGTCCGCGACCGTTCCGAGCTTGAAGTCGCCCAGCTTGTAACGGTCGGCCATAAGCGCAGTGCCGGCGAGCGACATTACGTCTATGTAGGGAGTGAAGAACCAGCTCCCAAAGAACTTCCCTTCTTTCTTGTCTGCCTTCATCCAGAAGCGTCGGAGGAAGTCAGCGTCGAAGCGGACATTCCAGCCCATCATGACCATCTTCTGCAGCTTGTTATAGCGGTCAACGTGGCCTGAGAACATGTTGACCAAGGCCTGATAGGTGTCCTCGGGGCGAGGCATCTTGTAGATAGCCTCCTCCGTAAAGCCCGTCAGCTCCAAGGCTTCTGGATCTATCTCATCATCATCGAACGGAGCTGCGTTCAGGTCGAACCACTGATCCTGGTCGCGCTTGGAGTTGATGATGACGCCGGAGATCTGCACCACTGCATGCTTCCAGTACTGGGTGCCAGTTGTCTCGACATCCAAGAAGCATACAATAGGATCGTTACTCAGCGGTGAAGAGTCCGGGCTTGTCTTTTGCTGCGACATCTCTACCTGCTTTCTTCAGAAGTTTTCGGAAGTGCGGCTCCTCAAATCTCTCGAACTTGCCGCCTCCCATCCTAGTCTCGGCTTTGTAATAGCCGTCGTTCCGGGTCTGCAAGACGTAACGGACATCCTGCTTACCCTCTACTCTCGTAAGCCACTTCTCATCGAAGACGAGAGGGACCTTGTTGCTTAGCTGGCCGGCCAAGAGCAAACCGGTTTCGAGCTTGCCTGTAACTTCATCCTTTGTCAGACCGATGTGGCCAGTGCAGATGAAGTTACAAGGTATGTCGCAGAGCAGCCCGAGGTAGTCCACGGCTGTCATCTGTTGGATTAGGTAATCTCGCGGCTGCGGGATACCGTCGTTCTTGAAGCCTCCTTTCTGAACTATAGCGAACATCATAGCGTCCGCCCACTTGGTGAGTGAGTCGATGACGAAGGTGCCGAAGTGCTGGAAGGACTTGTCAGCGCGGAGCTGCTTGAACTCAGCCTCCCACTCTCGGAACTTCGTCGGGGAGAGGTAGCTGTCACCAGAGAAATCAGTGACAATCAGGTCTCCCGACTCGATAAGCGGCTGCAGCGCCGCAGTTGTGGTGCCGCCTGGGTCGAACGAGTGGACCCAGATGGGCTTCGGAGCTGTCGTGAGCAGCGTCGTCTTTCCAGTTCCGAAGTCGCCGTAGACCAGCACGTTAGCTTTACCAGTGCGGCCCTTGGCTTGATAGGTCTCACGCTTCTTGATAGCGCGATCCCGGACCTTCTGGAAGGCGTCCTGATACTACTGCTCGACGGACTTCTTAGGAAGGGGCATCGATACCTATGCTTTCTTCCGGCCCTAGTTCTATGCGGGACTGCTGGTATTTGCGCCGGAGTCTGTTAGCAGCAGCCACAGTTGTGCTGAGCATCTCCATCACATCAGTTAAGCTCATGTGCTGGAAGTTGATCAGCGTTATAAGCTTGCCTTGGCTATCGGATGCGGGAGTTACTGTGACCCTCCCAGCTCGGCAAGTGAAGCTAGTCGTCTCCGTTGTCTCTGTTGAAGTCATCACTCATAACTCCATTCATTACAGCGCCAAGGATGAAAGCAAGCACGTCCCTTTCGGGCACATCTTGCGGCAGGTTGATCCAGTTGATAAGGAGCTTGTCCAGGGCTATAGTTGTGGATGTGTCTGTTAGCTCCTCCGCGTTGACTCTCGCTTCGATGATGATGAAGGTAGTGTCGTGCTCCTCCCTCATACGTGTCAGGAGGACAGATGAGTGCAGCTCGTCATTTCGGATACGCCTCTTCATCAGCGAACCTCGACGGTGTTCTCGTCAGGGATAAGGCGCACTGTGTCAGCTTCGATGATTGCCGTCTTGTAACGGAAGTCAACCGGCTTGCGAAGCGGGTGGACGAAGCTGATGGTGTCGCTAGGGCCGCTGATGTTTAGCGAATCGTAGTAGGACTTGACCCAAGCGCGGTAGTGGCCAGGGATCAGCTCGATCTTGGCATACAGGGTGTCGTGCTGAGTAGAGTCAACACGACCTGCGCTGTCCTCGATGCTCAGCCACCAGCCGTTGACGTTGGTCATGTCAGGCTGATCCCACTCGAACTCTGCGTTTAGGTCCCAGTCCTGCGCGCCGATAGCGGCAGCTACCAACAGTGCGACAGCGCTAAGCAGGCTCAACGTTGAGAACTTCATTGGCTTTCTCCTGGTTTGAGCGAGGATCCCAGAAGTCCGTGGTGTGGTTCAGCGGAGGCTTGTCGGCTACTTTCAGCGGGTTAGGGTAGGTGCAGCAGTAGTCCAGGAACGGGCAGCCGTAGTAGTCTCCACAGGCCTCAGGGCACTTCGGGAAAGCTCGCAGTGTTGGATCGTCTATGTCTGCTTCCGCTAGGTTGTCGAACTCAGACATGATCCAGTCATGGTAGAACTCTGCGTTGTCCAGCCAGTCAGCCATGCGCGGACGAGCTAGTCGCACAGGCACTCGACGGAACTCTATATCCCTAGCGCCAGCTCTGGGAGTGCCGTCTTGCTTAGTGGCTGGTGGGTTAGTTATCTGCACTCCGTTGACAGTGACACCTGTAACTATGTCAGGGTCGAATAGGCAGTGCAGGACGTGAGTGTATACGCCGAGCTGGAACTTCTGCCTCCATTGGTTTGTCCAGCGCGGAGTGAGAGACTTAGTTGTCTTGTGCTCAAGAGCGTAGATAGTGCCGGTAGCTTTGTCCTTGACAATAGCGTCGGTCTTGTAGAAGATCTGCTTGTTTGGAGCTATCAGCACCGCGCCGGCAACCTCGACGTGTAGGACATCGAAGGTCTGCAGGTCGTTAGAGTACTCAGTGACGTAGCGAGCTAGCGCGCGCATAGCATTAGCTGGTGTCTTAGGCGCGTTGATGATGTCGTGCTCAGGGCGGAACACCGCTCGATAGAGCGCCTCGAAGCGCATGTAAGCGTTGGCGGCAGCTTCCGGTGTGTAGCCCTCAGTTAGCAGAACCTCCATAGCTTCATGCCAGGCCGAACCGAAGACCAGATCGACGGAGGCCTCAGTAGCTGACCATCCCAGCACGTAGCGGTAGAAGAAGCGCCTTGGGCAGCGCATGAACTCCTGGATCTTACTGGCATCCAGGACGAACCAGGTCGGGTGCTCAGGTAGCATTACGTCTCCTTCGTTCTAGCTCAGCCACGATAGCTGAGACGTTTTCAACTGTTCGCTCTAGCCACTCCTCATAGTTCTCTTTAGGTCGACGGAGCTTCTTATAAGCCAAGCGTAGTCTCTTGTGTCGGTTCCTTCTAGCATGCTGCTCGTTGGAGCCTGAGACTATCTGCTCTACGTCAGTAGAGACGAGGCTGTGATTCATGCTAAACTCCTAGCCAGACGTGGACAAGGGCTCCCACTATCCCGAAGAGCATAGGGACTAGCAGGACAACTAAGACGAAGATCCATATCTTCTCCAGAACTTCCCAGTCTTTCTTCACTCTATCTTCTCCGGTAGTATTAGCTTCCGCACCACATAGCGATTGCTCCCGTTTCCCTCCAAGCGGAAGAGCAAGAGGTTCAGCCGGTTATGAAGTGCGGCGAAGTAAGCGCAGGCCACGCAGTTCATAACGCTTGGCCCACTCTGCAAGATGAAGTCATCGGGAGAGCTTTGGTCCAGCTCAGGCGCGAATGTCCTGTGCATTCTAGTAACGTCAAACTTAGCTATGTTCCCTGTGCTAAGGATGACAAGCTCTCCGAAGCGCTCCGCTGCTGAGTAGTCATGGCCTGAGTCGTTTACTATAAACACCTTCTTCATAGCTTACCCTTCTGTTGGGCCGGCAGGGTTTCCACTGTCTCCTTTTGGCTCGTCTATGACCAAGATTAAACTCGTGGAGGGAGGATATTAGTCAGAGCCGTGACGAGATGCTGAGTGTCAAGGTGATTCCAGTTTACGGAGGAGTCACGCTCGGCTACTACAGCTATATGCGTGATCCGCTCTAGGAGAGGTGGCAGCTCCATTAGGATAGGCTTATAGACATGGTTGAGAAGCTCGTCTCGCTGCTGGGAACGGATCATGCTCGTGGCTTCAGCTCGGTGCTGCGCCAGCTGCGTATCCGAGACCATTGTGGTAGTGACGAAGTAGAGCTCGCCGATAAACAAGTGGCCCTGCCGCATGTGAGGCATAACGCGCTTGTCATTGAGCTCTTCAAAGCGCATAGACTCGATGATCTCCTTGTAGTGCTCTTGCGCAGCGCTCATCACACCACCTCCAGGTTAACGCACACTGGCTCACGAGGCTCATTGTCGTCAGTTAGCGCGAGATATCGATAGTGGACTATTACTCTGCGCTTGGCCAAGTCCATCTCAAAGATGGCCGTGCGCTCTGCGTGAGTCAGCTTACCGGCACCCACAGTTATAACCTTCTCCTCACCTTGCAGGATAGTCTTGACGAGGAAGGAGCCGATCATACCCTTAGGCGCGCCTTCTAACGAGATAGCTTCATTCATCCCGACAGCTTCCCCGACACCTGCTTGCCGAGGCTTGAGCTTAAGGAGCTTGTCAGAGCGCTTGGCCTCGTAAGGCGCGAGCGGGTGACGGATGATAGCTCCCTCGTAGCCTTCATCGAGGAAGCGATTCATCGCGTAGATGCAGCTCTCCATAGAGTTCACGACCTTGAATGTCGGGACAGGTATGATGCGGCTAAGCTCCCTCACACGGCGAACGACAGGCGCGAAGAGATTCTGCAGGTCAGCCGAGCGCTGATACTGCGGACGCTCTTCTATGAAGTCGAAAGCGTGATAGCGGACGCGCTGGCTATCAGGGTGCATGTTAACTGTGCGGCTAACTATCGAGCGGATACGCTGGTGCGAGACTCCGTGGATGTAGAGCTCTCCGTCGATCTCCTTCCAGTTATGCGGATCATCGCCCCAGAGCTGGATCGCAGCTAGGTTGAGTGCATCAGCTAAGAATGGGACGGAGAAGTTACGAAGGGTCATCTGGCTGGACCAGAGCTGATAGCCTTCAGGCGCGGGGACTGCCCGACAGCGGTCGCCATCGAGCTTTGGTTGGACGAGGACATACTCGGGCATCCGCGCTAGGAGCTTCTCCTCCAGCGGACGAGCGAGCATGATACCAGTTCTCTTGGCCATTGAGGCCTCCTTTTAGCAGCTAATAAGATACGCAATATTCTTGCGGATCTTTAGTCGTTCATGTTGCGAGCTATGGCAGCGTTGCTCCAGAACATAACCTCTTCCAGCTTAGTCATAGCGAGGGACTTCTCGCGACTGTCAGAGATACGCGCGTTTATGCTTTCTGCTAGCTGCCAACAGCGCCATCTGATGAATCGGTGCGTTTCAGCTACTTCCTCAGTGGCCGGAGGGTGATGCTCAAAGCGATTTTCCAACTCTTCTTTAGTCATTGTTAGCTCCTAATAAAAGAGAACGGCGAGCTCCTGTTAGTGATAGGGGAAGGGCTATCACTGGGGAGTAGGAGCCCGCCGCCGTCATAGAGTACTGCAGCGCTTATCGAGTGGTCTACTCGGCCGGAGCCTCGCCAGTTTCCTCGCCAGGCTGTGCCGACTGCAGCTTCTGCAGGAACTCCATGACCTGCGCCTGGGACAGCTTGCCACCAGCCACAGCCTCGAGCACCTTGTTCATAGCGCTCTGTCCACCAGCTGCCCGGCGGACGATACCCGGAGTGTAACCCTGACCAGCCGCGACTGCCTCGTCCTCCGTCTTCTTCTCGTTATCCAGGACACCGCGAGCTGCGCTCTGGCAGCGGATCACGGCCTGCGCGACGAAGATGGAGTGGACGACTTCCTCCCCGAAGAGCTCGACACTCTTTTCGAGCGACTCACCGAAGTCTTTGTTGAAGGAAATAGCGCGGTCGGTCTTATTAGAGGTTACGTTGATCTCGGTCATCTCGTTCTCCTTTTGGTCCTATTGAAGTGGAGAGCCGAGGCCGATCCCCGGCCCTCCGTGCCTTTACAGATCTTGAGGTTTCTTCCCGCAGCTTATTCATCCCCGTTCGTCCTCCCCCTGAGGCGAACTGAGATAAGCTACGTTGGATGCTCGTGAGTGATAGCGGGATTTAGCTCTCCCCGCGCATAAGCGCCTCCTTCCCAAGAGTGGCAGGATAGTTGTGCAGCTCGGGCATCCCGGCCCGAAGAATCATACCATAAATATACACAATTTCCCGCCAGTTGTCAAGGCCTAAATGGGTAGTTTTGCATCAGGCGGTGAAAATAATTTGAGAGCTACCTGCGCCTCTCGAGCCACTCATCGTGGACAGCGCAGCTTTCGATCTCCTGTTGCCTGTCCCGGTCCAGCTGGTTCCACAAATCAGCTGACCACGGCGCGCAGATGCACTTAGTCACCTCGATCATGCCTTCTTCGTTGATGTGATAAGTTACATCCACTTCAATCGAGATCGTCGTCGTGAAGGTTGGCATCAGCTATGTCCTTCTTGTTTAGATAGTTGAATAGCGACACGACTATTGTGACGAGCGCGAGCCAACCTGCGCCAGCTATTAAGTATAGCATCATCGCTCCTTCCGTAAGTTACGCATAGTCTCAATGAGGTGCGCCTCGAGCTCTGCTGCGTCGTTGTAGAGCTGCTCAGCCAGAGCCTCCTCGTCAACTGGCTCCGTAGCGGCCGGCGGAAGCAACTCTTCGTCAGTAGCAGGTGGGACGACAGCCTCAGCCTTCTGCTCTATGACACTTTCCTTGCCCAGCTCCTGATTAGCTGCTCTCTTGTTCTTATCGCTTTTCAGGACATTGTAGTGGTGCTCAGCGAGCCACTCGAGGCAAGCTTGGGGACTTCTGGCCTTCCAGTCGTGACCCTTAGCCGCCTCCAGCCCTGTTATGAGGATGGCGCGGAGCCCTGCGCTGGCCGGAGATCCGAGGAAGCTAATCTCCATCTCCTCCGCCCACTCGAGGAGCGCTTGGAGCTCGACGAGCGAGAGGCGGAGACTCAGCGAGAGCTTGCGCGGTTCAGTCTTACTCATGCAGCCTCCTCTGCTTAACAGCCATCTGGATAGCGCGGCTCTTCTTATGCCGCATTATCAGGCTCTGTATGCGAGTGACAGAGACCATGCACTCATCCCTGTCGCGAGTGGAGAGGAAAGGCAGGCCCTCGGTGATACGAGCTTCGAGGTCGCCTAGGATCTCCATTACTTCGGAGCAGGCACTTATGACACCGCGCTCGATAGTCATGTCGAGCTTTTCGTGAGCCTTCTCAGCGAGCGTTGCGTCGAGCTGATGGTCGTTAGACATATTTCACCTCCGGAGCTTCGAGAGCTATTGTAAAGCGCCGGCCACACTTCGGGCACTCCAAGGCCAAGACACAGCAGCTAGCGTCCTCCGAGTCATTCGAGCATCCCCAGTCACGGCGCTCCTGCTTAGTGGTAGCGACGGCTCCGACCTTGCCGCCACAGCTGCAGATGATACGTTTGATCTCGCGGCCATTCCAGCTCATATCAACCTCCATATCCGTGAGGAGTTCCGTAGATATCTATGTCGTTGTCGGAGCTATCGTGTGGCTCAGGCTCATCGTGCTCCTCTAGGCAGCTGATGATCTCCTGCAGATCCTCCCAAGACATGCCCTCAGAGTCATGCCAGTAGCGATCCCAGTCCTCTTCGCAGCGGTAAGCTGGAATGCCGCAGAAAGTGCCGGAGGGCTGGAGGACAGGCTCTTCCATGAGCTTTGGATCGATCTTGAAGATCGGATGAGCTAGCTGCTGGACTGCCTCATGGATCTCGTTGACAGTCCGCCTGATTTCCGCCAGCGCGCAGGCGAATACATCTAGCGTAGCGCGAAGCT